CCCATCCTGAAGGCGACGTATCTGCTCCCAATATGTTGCTTTCCCTTCCACGTCCCAAGCATGCCGCTCAGGACACGGGACCTGTAGGTGAGGACCGTGTGGTACACGTCCATCCCACAGGAATCGGTCTTGTTCATACAAGTAGCTCGCAAGGCGCTGCTGATCTAAGGTCAAAACCCAAGACCAGCCCCGCGGCGCCCTTTGGCCACAACCGCCCAGGACTTCAGGAACGAATAAGTTTCTCCCACAGGTGTGTGCTGCAAGAGACTTCGCATGAAGCGACAAGTACATTTTTAGCACCCGTCGTTCCATACGCTCGTCCAGACAAGAGTCCAAAAGCGTGGTCACCACAGCCGTTGGATCGAAAACATCCGTCGCAAGCTTTTTCTGCCCATGCAGAAGGCCGCAATAGAGTGCCCCGATTTTACGGAACCCATCAGGCGTCCAATGATAGCTCTGTGAGTTGATATTGGCGTATCTCGGGTGGAAGTAAGACTTCCCAAGTGAGGCGCCGAACTGTAAACGACGACAACAATCCCAGTATATGTCAAACGTTCGCTTGTCATACCTCGTAAGACGGTCATCACCGTTAACTCGGACTCCCTTGATCAATTCCCAGAAATTTCGTTTATCTCCAGCGAGGCGCAAAGCCCATACGTGAGACGCCAAAACCTGCAAGCTGAGGATCGGAAAACTTGTCTTCCGCCCCATCAAAGTGCCCCTCGTCTGCTCCACCGGTGGAAGCTCCGTCCAAGCCGGATAGATGACGAAATGGTTGCCGTTACAGACCTCTTGGATCCGCCTTTGCACCCAGGGCAATTTACGTGTGCACGCGTCCAGAAGCAATTCTCGAAAAAGCTTCGGTGTTCCATTGGACGCACCAGAGAAGTCACTCGAGTCAAAACATAGCTCACCAGAGCCGAATGAATGACGAGCAATGTCGTCCACGAGAGTGCTGAAAGGGGCGCCACCTAAGAGTTGAAAGCACACATACTCCTTTAGTATCCCATGAACCGTTTTCTGGTACCACGTTGAAAAATAATTTGTCCAAGCATCCGACACTGTGATAACCCTGACCTTCAAGGGCTCGCAGACTGCAACGACACGACACACTGGAAGTGACTCACTCTCCAAAATTGTCTGCAGACAGAACCTCGTCTGTATATCGAAATGCTTTTTTGAAAGCGGATAAGTCCTTGTGACTAACTCGGTCACATGGTCTCCGTGCTGATGGACGACTCTCTCCACGACCGGCTCTTCCGTGTCTACTAACTTCAACAACGTATCATGCCAATCGGGACCACCGATATCGTCCTCGAGCTCCCCAAGTAAATCTCTGAGGATCCGCTTTGACCCTACGACATCGTGCCGAGGGGCGGCACACCACTCGAGAGGACCATCAAAGACCTCATGTGAAGTCTCTGACGG